TTAGCTCCTACATTTTTTTCGTCCTCATATTTTGAGAACTTCAAATCCTTAATTGGTATTCTTTTAGCTTTTTGCTCGGAATAGTTATCATCCATTGCCGTCGCTGCAAAATATAATTTCTTTCTATCAAAAGCGGTCTGCAGCATTTCGTTTGCATTTCTTATCCATACCGATAAAGGTTTTCTTAAGTGACATATAACTTTACTTTGGACATTATATTTTCTTCTAGCCTCTTTCAAGTCCTTAACATAATCGTGCGGGTTGTTAAAATCGGCTTCAAACATGCCTATTTCTAATTTATCCTTTTTAAATAAATCGCTTTCGTTGCAAGAGTTCATAAACTGAACCCCACCATTGTAGTCTCCTACAATCATAATAATATTAAAATGATCTAATATGTACTTAAAGTAAGTTATATGTTTTTTAAGATTTGTTCCTGGCAAAGCGTAGCTATGCACTAGCACTCCTTTTTTCTCTTCTGGTAACAACTTTATAACCTGTATAGCAAAATCATCAGAAGCTTCAGATTCAGACCAAGAGGGGTCAAAAGCTAAAATATATTCAGCACCCTCTTCTCCAGCAACTTCTATAGAAGGTGATTCTCCGTCTTCAATTGTGCAGTCTGCCATTTTACTAATCTTAAAATAACCAGCACTATCGTCAGTAAACTGCGCGTTAAACTCCCTATCAATTTGAGATTGACTCATTGTTCCCCTAGCCTGAGAAATTAAGTTTTCATCATACAGCGCCTTGGGTGCGCAGTCATAACTGAACTGCATAATACATCTTCTACCTTGATTTTTCGCCCCAGGATTAAAAATCATATTTTCATAGGCCTGATACATTTTATAGAGATACTCGAACTTATAGGATGCCGAAGATAGCCCAATCATTTTATTCGATGGCCACTCTGTTCTCTCATCCTCGGTCATCTTGCCAGCCTCAATCATTGCGTCTTCTGCGTCTTTAATTTTTTGCCTCTCTGTTGGGTTTTCGACAACAGCTAGAAATGGCATAATAACCTCATTCAATACCTTCTCTGGCATAAGTAAAAGCTCATCAACGATAATACGTTGGAAACGAAAACCACGAAGTTTTTCTCCGTCACCTAGCGGCAAGGCTGTGATACGACTCTTTCCTATTTGCATAGACCATTCGTCGTTAGACTTGCTCACCTTACCTATACACTGCCTAAACAGCTCAGCTTTGGGGTCTTGCGATATATCTTCTATCTTACGAAAAATCATCTTAGATTGACGAAACGATTTTGAAATGATACCGATGTGAACTCCTTGATTCATCATTGCATCCAACAAAGCAAAAATACCAGTAGAAAATGATTTCGACATACCACGAGACCAGACACCTAAAAAGTAATCGTTTTCCATCATTGCTTTAACCGCCATGTGTTGAAACGGAAATAGCTCAATGCCAGTAAGTAGTTCTGTGGTGAAGGTTACATTTTCTTTCATAAATTTATATAACCAAATTTTAGCTTTAGTATCCTCCAGATATCCCTCGAGATCCATAATCTGCTGGTTAACTGGTTCTCTTTTTAATGGCTTCTGATTGCCTGCATCCCAACTCATCTTTCCTCCTTATCTAAAAAATATTGTACGTCTACGTCCCATAACTTCTTGCCCAAGGAAAGTAGTTTAGGTATTACTTCTTCGCTATGTTTCCTGCTGTCTGTAAAAACAAATTGACAATTTCCAGCAAATTCATGTTGTACAGAAATCAAATTAGAAAACACCCAGCCTAGTTTAGGAGCTCTCCTTCCTTTTGTGAACACAGCTTCTTTTTCTATTGCTTTAAGAGATTTTTCTACAACAATATACATATAGCTATCTAGCTCAACACATCTCTGCATCTCTCTTCTAAATCTATCTACTTGTCCCCCAAAGGTTGACAAGAAATCTCCAGCGCTTTTTCTATCCACAAATGTGTTAGTAAAATCATCTCCACCTAAAGTGTAATCTCCAAAGTCTAATTTTAAAATTGAAGATTTGTCGAACTCCAGTGGTTGTTGTTCTCTGGTATCTATCAACACTTCAACATTCGTATCATTGTTAAATTCTTTTGGCATACCCTTATAAAATATAGGTTTTGCTCCCATAGCCTCACAAGCTTTGGTATATGTCCTGAAGTGTTTTTTATAAACATCTAGGTCTGGCAATTGTCGTTTGATAAGCTCTAAATGAAAGGGGGCGTTCTTATATTTTTTTCTTTCTATTCTTTTTTTGCCCAACTCAATAATGTAGTTCTTAACTTCTTCATCTGGAGCAGACTCGCACCACTTTACAAGTTGCGATCTATTAATAAAATCGTTTGCGAAGTATTCGTCCTTTTTCTTGAAGGGCAACGGGTTCCCATTTAACTTATTAAACCTGGGGTAGTGTTTTACATAGTAATCCGCCACATACATTTTATGTGCCTTAAGGTGCGCGTGGAGAGCTTTTTCTGTCTCGAACTCAGCTCCGCATTCTTTGCATTTATAGGACATCTTCAATACCGATTCCGAGAACGCGGGCTTTCCATGCAGCCATGCCCTCTAGTCTCTGAGCCTCTTCTTTTATAACTTCTTTTTGCATTTCAGCAATTCGAACCATGTTCTTTCTTTCCTCCTCTTCTTGAAAGAGTTGAACTATAGATAAGAATGATGCGCTTTCTTTTTGTTTATTTGCTAAACGCGCTCCACGATCACCCTGAAGTTTCTTTGTCAGATTTTCTATGCGAGTTTCGCACTGATGATATTCTGAGCTTTTTGCTTTAATAATTTCTGCTAATCTAATACTCATCTCATCTTGATCATCCGCAGATTCAAACATATCATTTAGTTTTTGTAGGTGAGAGGTAATAAGTTCTAGATTAATAATTTCCTTACATACATTCATGTAAAGATTTAATTCATCTGGAGTTAGGTCTGGCTTATCCCAGGTTAACCTAACAAATTCCTGTTCGAAAAGTTCTTTGTCTCTAAAATTTATATAGTTATTAACAATAGCGACGAATCGTGAGTTAGATAAGTTAATTCTTAATTTGTCGCAACAAGTGTGTTGGTTTCGCGACATTTTGGTTTCTTCTAAGCCATATCCAGTCGAGTCATTAATTTTTTTGATGATTCTAGAAATGGCTTGTGGCGGGGCGTAAGCTGCCGAAGGTTCGTTTACTGGAACTTCTCTATCTTGACCTAAAATATCGTTTACAGCTCTCCATTCATTACTAAGCCTTTTAACTTCTTTATTAAAAAGAACATCTGCAATTTGAGATGTATTAAAGCCTTCGCCCTCCATCTCTAAAATTTTCTCGACCTGCTCTTCTGAAAGCGTTACATCATCTGACTTCGGACGCTTTGTGGTTTGCGCTCGCAAACCATTTTCTGCCAAGAACTTACTAACTGCACGGCCTTCTTTAGACCTTCCATCTAAAGATTGATCTTCAAAAACTTTTTTTGTTATGTTAATAATATTAGGATCATCATTGAACATATCCAGCGCTAATTCTTTTTGCTTATCGGTTAAGTTCATTATATTATATCCCTTTCTCTTATTATTTGTTTGGCTTTTTCGTGGAATATCTTTTTTAGATTTTTTATTTGTTTGTAACCTGCGGAGCGCTTTTTTTCATTTGTTTTAAAACCTAAATACTTGGCAACTTCTTCTTCACTGCAATTATTTATAAATAGCATTTTAAATGCATTAAAATGCCTTATGCTTAGATGAGGTCTCATCTCTTCGGATAGTCTTTTAGTTGCGGAATCTAGATCTAAAAAGTTATCTTTTTTTTCGTGAATTTCATAAATATGATTTTCCATTGTAACTGCCAGCTTTATATCATAAGCTGACTTTTTGCTTTGGCGCCATTTGGTACAAATTGGACATGTCAATGGATCGTGATCGGTTAAATGTTGATCTGGGCAAGGGTTTACATAATTACCATAGTGGTTTCTCAATAAATTTTTAAATTGATTAGATACTACCCTACTAAGCCACGGCTCTATAGGTTTTGACTGATCCCATAGATGCCATTTTTTATAAATATGAGCCATGATGACTTGTTTAATGTCATCGTAATCAATATATGTAACTGCGTCTAGATGCCACTTGCAACGTTTTCTCTCTAAAGCAGCTTCAATTTCTTTAAGCTTTTCTTCAAATGAATGCATTACAATATGTCGTCTAATTTTTTTATATTATTTTTTCTTCTTTTGGGCGGAGACTTTCCTCCTAGGGATCCTATAGTCTGTTGCATGCCGCCCCCATAATCTTCTATTTCATATTGTAACTTAGAAATGTCTGGGACAAATTCGGCATCAGTTTCGTC